TTATTATGCCCTCAAATTGAACGTTAGTTAAATTCATGATGGTGAATGACGCTCATTTGTGAGCGTTATTATGCCCTCAAATTGAACGTTAGTTAAATTCATGATGGTGAATGACGCTCATTTACGCGGTAATTGTATAGTTGTTCTGAGTTCGTAATTGCTGGTAGCGAGTGGTGGATGAATACCGTAGATGACAACATTTGTCGATGCTTCTGATAAAACTCCATCAATCTGTTTTCGTATTGGAAACAGTGTCAACTTGTCGATAACATGTTGACGTATAACATAAAATTGAAGTCCAAAGAAAGATCGGATTCGACAGTATGGTCCTACTGCATCTTTTTGCCCACGATTTTTATATGAAAACAACAATATATCCCAATCAATCGGTGCATATTTAATCCAAAGTGTTACATGATGCAAAGAGAATCCAGGCAACAGTTTAACATCATCTTCTAAGATAATGCGAAATGGATGATCATCGAATCGCCACAATGAAACATGTGAAAGATAGCATCCAATTGCACCACGAGTCATGTATGTCCAATCGTATTTATGTCCAGTACGATCAGCATAGGCAACCGCTTCTGTTGCCTCTGGTGATAAAAGATCATCATATTGATGTGAATGTTGCGGAGAAACAGTGTCAATAGCATCGAAGATGATAAAAGGAATCGGAAGAGTTTGAATCCATTCATACCGTTCGCGATTTGTTCGAAGATGTATCATATAAATCATTGTTGGCGGCGGACGGTATGCGGGTGAATATTCTAATTAATATAATCGATTATATTAATTGTTTATGAACTCCACTGATGAACGTCGTGACATCTATTGCGGCAATTGCGGCAAAAAAGGCCACATCTACAAAAAATGCAATCTCCCCATCATGAGCATGGGACTCATCTGTCTTCGCATCGGTAACGGCATCAATCTCCACAATGAAATCCAAATCATGAAACACGAAAACAATTCAATGCGACAATTCATCACACCAGAACAGTTCCAACAAATCCAAGTCCTCCTCATTCGACGCCGTAACACATTCTCCTTTATCGAATTCGTCCGCGGTAAATACGACATCCATAACATCTGCTATCTCCAAAACCTCTTCAATCTCATGACAGAAGAAGAGAAACAGCTAATCTCCTCCAACACTTTCGATAATCTGTGGTCGATTCTATGGTGTCAAGATATCAGTCAACAGATCCGCACCAGAACACTCGAACTCGAACTCTCCATATCCCGCAACAAATTCCAACAGTTGCAAACAGGATGCGAAGTCCTATGGAAAGGTGTCCCCTACTCCGTATCTATCTCAATTCTTATACAAAACTGTATGTATCACTATGATCAACCTGAATGGGGATTCCCGAAAGGGCGACGTAACTATATGGAAAAAGACATCGCATGTGCAAAACGCGAATTCTTCGAAGAAACCAATTTCACCGACGATTTCTATCAAATGTTACCGATCGAACCTTTCTATGAATCCTATTTAGCATCCAATTCCATCAAATACAAACACACCTATTATGTGGCACAAGAGATCAATCCAATGATCCCTACGATTCATCAAACGAATCGGATTCAGCAATATGAAATCAGTGATATACAATGGTTCAACTTCGTTGATGCACTTCATCATCTCCGTGAATACAATCTCGAGAAACGCAATATTATCATCAATCTTCAACAGTTCCTCTATTCAATCCTTATTCGCGGACTTAACGATGTTCGATACATTCCTATCTATCACACGATGACCTCTACCGACCCCGAATTCGAGATCGACTCATCAGAATCAGACCGACAACAATCGCCAGAACAACCGTTATAATAGTCGCCATCTGTGCACTCGTACACGTCATTGGACCAATGCGGAACCCTTCAACTGTGGGGGCATTTGCACTAGTGCAATCAACGGCAGTTGATCGCTTCACTTTCGTATAATATTCACCAGTCTCTTTCGCAGCATCTTCCTGCTCCTTCGTCAAATAGATTGGCGTGTTCAAATACTCCTCGTATATTTCGAGGACTTCCCGTTCAGGATAATCGCGCTTACCAAGGCATCCATTAACAATGTTATGGATTTTCACAGTCCATTCAAAAAGCTCTTTCCGAGATGCCAATTCAATCGGATTATCGATCAACTTCTGTTTAAAATTCTTCTGACATACTGAACACGGTAACATATACTGTAAACTCTCGAAGAATTGACGACATGCGACACGCTGTTCATCTGTCGGATTAAACGGATAGTTTAACGCAATTATATGAATCGATCGCCACATACTCGGACCCCATAAATTCTGATTATTAGCCATTTTCCTATTATATAACAATAAAATATGAACATCGGAGGATCTTACACAACAGATCTATCAACTGCGTTTCGACATTCGCGGCTTATCGGTGCCACTGCGATTCAATTCTATAACGGTGATCCACAATTGACAACATTGCGCACTAAATTCCCTCTTACTCTCGGACAACAATATCGACACATATCCCTTGTTAAACTCATCCATAGTATGTTACGGACAAATCTTTGTCTAGATACTGATCATCCGCGGAATCGATGGACAGTTGACAATGTTGCCGCTGATATGGAGTTCGCCGGAGCTATTGGAGCCATTGGCGTTGTTGTTCATGTGCCGCATCTTCGAACAAAAAGGGATCTTTATACGAAATCGGCATGTCTCCGCAATTTTATCCGCAATGTTCGCCATCTGATCGCAGTGCATCCCGATCCATGGATTGTTATCGAAACAGTGCATACATCAAAAGATAAACTCGGCGGAACAATTGCAGAAATCGCCGCGTTTTGGAAAAAGATTCCAATTGAAATTCGGAATCGGATCCGATTTTGCATTGATACAGCGCATATTTTCGCACTGGGATACCCTATTCAAACCGCTGACGGTGTTGATTCATATTTTACTCAATGGGATCGATTGATCGGATTGTCTGCGATTTGCGCAATCCATTGCAACGATTCACGCGTCGATTGCGGGACCCAACTCGATCGACATGAAAGTCTCGGTAAAGGGTTCATTTATGGACCAGGGCCAGGACTAGAAGCGCTCCGGCGCCTTGTTGAATATGCAGATCGCCATCGATGGCCAATGTTTCTCGAAACTCCCGATCAACATCAATATAAACATGAAATTGATCTATTGCGATCTTTATTGGATTATCGCGTCCTTTGTATGGAAAGATTGACTGAAATCCAACAACTCAAAGAGTACGGCAATCCGTATGAAAATGTAGTCCAACAATTGGCCGCAGCGTCTCCGATTCGATCATTGAACGATCTGGATACGGTCAAATTGTCGCCAACGATGCGGCAAAAATGCATTAAGATCATTCAAACTGGGTTTTTACGACGATTGACGAATCGTGAAAAATGTTTCTTAGAATTGATCAGTGTCTACGGTATTGGACCCAAGTTGGCAAATCAATATATGAAACAAGGTATGACATCAATCCCACAATTAAAACGACATATGCATCAATTGCCACATACGATTCAAATGGGACTCAAATATTACGACGATTTGAAAGAACGAGTACCCCGAGCCGAACAAGAAGAGTTTGCCCACAACTTTTTATCTGGATTCAATTATCGAATCGCCGGATCGTATTATAAAGGCAAATCGACATCGTCGGACATTGATATATTGATCATCGGATCCCCACAAGATATGGCCAGAAACACAATTGTGGATCGACTCGTGTCGAAGAAGCATATATGTGAACAAATCAGTCGAACAGTGCTGTTTGCCCAGGCGGTGCAAGGAGGACGAGTCCGACATATTGATATAAGAACGATTGAGTCGACGGATCAATTGTTGTTTTACATGTTCTTTTTCACATCTGGCAAAGTTTTCAATAAAACGATCCGTCAAATTGCCAAAGAGAAAGGGTATCGATTATCGGAAAAAGGCCTCTTTCATCGAGAAACCGGGCGACGTGTGGCGATTCATTCGGAGAAGGCGATTTTCAAGAGATTGGGTATCGATTATGTTCCGATAGAGTTGCGATAAAAAAATGATGGTTTTATAGTGTAAAACTACTCCTCGATGAACGCATACGCAAACGCAATCATTATTGACGATCCTTTGATCGAAGCTATTCAAAATCTGGATATCGACGCTCTTTACGAAGCCATTTTGACGTTGCCAGTTGGACCAGTGACATTGGTGACATGGCATCGGCAAGATGAATCAACGTTTATTCTTCTTCCATATTATAATGAATGGTCTACTTTCGGTCAATGATAAAGCACTTTTAGTGTCGTTGATACCTCTTCATAGGGTTGCTATGTATCAGAGTGAAAGAGTTCTACAGAAACCAGGTGGGCCCAGTGACACAGTTGGCGAGATTGCGAGGGATATGATTCGCCGAATGCGGTCGGAAGTGCATATCATTATGGGTTATACAGAGGGTATCGGAACAATGTCGACGGCGGGGAATTCGCATCTGTATTTGGACACTGTTCAAGATTATTATGTGAGGGTTACGCAACATCCTGCGCCGGATTTGCGCTATTTCGAGATACCGCAGGAGCGGGGTCCAATGGGAGAACAGGAATATCTGAATTTTATGATTCAACATCATTTGATTGGGGTCGATATGTGTCGTAAACATATGCGATATACAGATAACATATCGATTATCGCTTTGTGTCACCAGATTAAACAGGATCAGACACATGAGATTGTGAAGATGCGGGGACAGTTGACCCCGATTGATCGTCGACGACATCCATTGTAATGATATAATGATATAATGATATAATGATATAATGATATAATGATATAATGATATAATGATATCGTTTGAAAAACATGGCGGAGCATAACTGAAAATGTCATCAAACGATATAATTATAGGGCTTATCGGTCGTCGTAGTGCGGGGAAAAGCACAGTGGCTGCGTTTCTTCAAAAGGAGTACGGATTCACGGAGTTGGCTTTTGCCACTGCACTCAAATCGGTGTGTCAACAGCTGTTTTGTTTATCGGATGCCCAGTTATCGGATCGAATCTTGAAAGAGACAGTGGATGATCGATGGGGGAAGTCACCGCAGCAGTTGTTCCAGTGGTTTGGCACTGATGTAATGTGTCGCCAATTCATGGACGGGTTTTGGGTTGAACGACTTCGGTACGATCTCGAGACGGCGACTGGTCCAGTTGTCGTGTCAGACATTCGATTTGCCAATGAATTGGCGATGATCCGGTCACTGATGCGACCGGTTATTATAATTCGGATTGACCGGGATACGACATTGGATGCGCTGGATCAACATGCGTCAGAGGCGGAACAATTGGGGCTCGACGCCGATTTTACGATACAGAATCGGGGGACGATTCCTGATCTGCATCGTGGAATTGCCGAACGATTGATGTCAGATATGCGATTTCATCGATGGGTTCAAGTTCCCCGGGAGTCTCTAGAATCATTGGAATCTCGAGGGCAAACAGGGATGCCAGAAGTGCGGGAGTGTAGTCACACTGTGACAAGTGTCCCCGATCCCAATGTTCATGGCGATCTTTCTTCGATCCTGCTCCATGCTTAGAATCGTTGAGATGGATGAGACTTACACGACTCCAATCGATTTGAGAATGGAGTTGTTCCCAAATCGATTGATCGGCAATATCGTGACCAGCTGCGAGAATATGGCAAGTGTCGATACAGAATCGGATATGATTGCGATACACTTCATCGAGTGTATCGACAAATCGGATCAAATCCAAAACATTGACAAACATTTCCGATCCTTGTCCGGATGCGGTTTCTAAGATCAAGACAGGACCGGTAAGGCCAGCAAGTCCGTCGAACACTGCACCAATGAAGTCACGGGTGTTTTGACAAGCCTGATCGTATGAATAATCGAGCTGTTTGGGCACATGAATGACGACTCCGACAGCGCCGATTTCAGCGGCGATCTGCATATTATCGATGAGACATTGAATCTGTTGAGGTTTGGACAGTCCATGTACAGGATTGATGGCATACGGTCCATGAATGAAAA